CAGTGAACGGACCCGGGCGGACGCGGAACTCGTCTGGCGAGAGCTGGGTGAGGACCAGTCGCTGGTTGAGGGCGGTCAAAGCTATGTGCATTCGCTGTCATCGGCCGCGGTGTGGCCGGGGCACGTGCGGGAGTATGCCGAGCTGGTGCACACGGACGCGGTTCGGCGACGCCTGCGCCGCATGCTGCAGGACGCGCTTGAGAAGGGTGACGTCTCTGCCGGTGAGCTTGCCGAGCGCTTGTACGAGCTCGAACGTGGCGGCACCGGTGCAGTCGACTTGACCGATGCCTTCGCCGGTCTCTACGAGCAGCTGTCGCAGCCGGCCGAGAACACCATCTCCTACCCCTGGGCGCCCGTGCAGGACGTCACCGGGGGGCTGAGGCCGGGATGGCTGTGCTACCTGGCCGGCGAGACCAGTCACGGCAAGACCGCCGCGGCGCTTGACCTCACCGATCACCTGCTGTCCCAAGGACGCCGGGTGCTCTACGTCAGCTTGGAGATGCCGCCTATCGACATCGCCACCCGCATGGCCCAGCGCCACGGGGTGAACCCGTACCGCGTGAGCCACGGCAAAGCCAACGCCGACGACTTCGCTAAGCTCTCGGGGCTCATCGGCAACGAATGGGCCCGGCGCATGCACCTCGAATACGCCGAGCGCGTGGACCAGCTGCCGGGGATGCTCCTGCGCTACCGCCCCGACCTTGTGGTGGTCGACCATATCGGCCTGCTGGCCACCAAGGGACGCGATCGCCGCGAGGGCGTCGACCTGAACAGCCGCTCGCTCAAGCTGATGGCGCTCCGCCACAAGGTGCCGACCGTCGGGCTCGTGCAGTTGTCGCGCCCCAGTCGCGACGAGCGCAACCGCACGCCCGGTATCTGGCGGCTGAAGGAAAGCGGCAACTTGGAGAACGACGCCGACCAGGTGCTCATGGTCTGGCGCAAGCGGGACGAGAACCAGAACCTCACCGGCGAAGGGTCGCTGTCGGTGGCCAAAGCCCGCATGGGGGAGACGGGCACGTGGCGGCTGGTGTTCAACGGTCAGACGCAGCATATGGAGGTGATGTGGCAGTGATGCGCCGCACAGACCGATACGAAAAGGCTCGGCCATGAGGTGCCGTCCCCGCACTCCTCTTGACCACGGTTCCCGCTGCCTGCCCACCCGCACCATCCGCGTGACCCGCGGCCGGGTGACGGTGGAGCGGGAGATGGGAAGCGAACGTCCCCAGGCATGTCCCCAGGACGTGTGGCCGACCGCCGATGAATGGGATGCGATGGTGCGCGAGCGAAAGGCGGTGAAGGTGTGACCCAACCCATCGAGGCCAAGCGCGCCGCGCTCGTGAGCGTCCTGCCCCTCCTGCACGCCCACCTGCATCTCATCTGCTCGCTCAAGTCCGGCCTTGGTCAGTTGGCACCCACGCCGCCCGAGGGACCGCCCCGGCCGCCGGAGGTCGTCTGCCCCTACGACTGCCGTCCCTGCCCCAGTCTCGGTAACGGTCACGGCTGCCCGCCGGACGAAGCGTGGGTGCGTCTCTCCCGCAGCCTGACCGCCCGCTACCGCCTCTACGCCGTGGCCCGGTCGCTGGACGCGCTAGAGGACCACAACCGCATGTGGGCGCACGCCGTCTACTGGCAGCACGTGGAACCCTGGAATAACTGGAACCCTCAGCGGCGGCCGGGGTGGGCGGCGGCCGGGGTGACGTGGATGGCGGACGAGATCCCGGGCGAGCTCGTGGGGTATGAGCTTGGCGCGCCGCCGAAGAATCCGATGAGCACAAAGACGGGCGATATCCGGCGGCTACGGATCGCGGGACTCACGTACCGCGCGATCGCCAAGGAACTCGGGTGCTCGAAGGCGACGGTGCGGGCCGCACTGGTCGGCGGCGAGGTGCGCCGTGGGCGTGTAAAGTCCGCTGATGGCGCTTGACTTATCGCGAACGGTACACCATACTGCAGTAAGCTGCGCTATGCGTTTGGAACTTGAGGTCGGCTCACGCCGGCCTTTTCTACTTTCCGGACCATGCGGTGGTAGGCCGCCAAGGCCGTAAGACCCACCGAAGCCGCCAAGTGCGGCTACCAATTCCCGGAGGCCAGTCGCCTCCTTTGAGATAGGCGCGACCGATAGGGAGGTGAGTCGCATGACCCCTCGTATCCGACATGCGTGGACCGCAGCCGACAAAGCCCGAGCGCTCGACCTCTACCGGGAGCACGGGCTGGCCGCCGCCCTACGCCTGTTCCGCGAGGAGACCGGCCTACACCTCTCCAAGAGCACCCTCAGTGATTGGCGTCGGCAGTTCGGGGCAACAACCACGGCGCCGGATCGGGCGGCTGCTGCCCGCGAGGCGCTGGAGGCTAAGACGGCTGTGCTCCTGAAGCGCATCGACGAGCCGCACATCGACTACAAGTCGGCCGGACCACTCGGACCCGTTCAGGTGGTCTTCCCGGTGGCGCCGCCGGCGGCCTGTCAGCACTACGCGACCTCGGTCGGCATCCTCATCGACAAGTACCGCTTGGAGCACGGCGAGGTGACGGGGCGGGAAGAGGTGATCACGGTTGATACGGTCGATCGAGAGATCGCCAAGCTCAACGAGGAGCTTGCCCGTCGCGGAGCTTTCGACGCAGGACCTCATACGGGTCCGCGATGAACTCCAGGAGCGGCGTGACAGGCTTGCGCGACTAGAGGCCGCAAAACGTCGCGCGAGCGGAGCCCGCCGCTACTGGTCTGACCCCGCCGGATTCCTGCACGACTGCATCCGCTGGCCGGAGGGCAGGCACCCGACGCCCTACCAACAGGAGATCATCGAGGCGCTGCCGACGCGCAGGCGGGTAGCAGTACGAGGTCCGCATGGGCTCGGGAAGACGGCGATGGCCGCGTGGGTTGTCCTGTGGTTCGCCCTCACCCGCGACGGAGAAGACTGGAAGATCATCACCACCGCCTCGGCCTGGCGGCAACTCGAAGTCTACCTCTGGCCGGAGATCCACAAGTGGGCGCGCCTCCTGCGCTTTGACGTGCTGGAGCGGCCGTCGTTCACTGCCGACGAACTGCTACACCTGAACCTGAAGTTGGCCTCCGGGGCCGCCTCCGCCGTTGCCAGCAATCAGCCGGCGCTTATCGAGGGTGCCCACGCCGACCACATCCTCTACCTCTTCGACGAGTCGAAGGCCATTCCGCCGGACACCTGGGACGCCGCCGAGGGCGCGTTCTCCGGCGCCGGGGGGGACACCACACTGGAGGCTCTGGCGCTGGCCGTGTCTACACCGGGAGAGCCCTCGGGCCGCTTCTACGACATCCAGCGCCGGGCGCCGGGCTACGAAGACTGGTGGGTCCGGCACGTGACCCTTGACGAGGCCATCGCCGCCGAACGGGTGAGCGCGGAGTGGGTGGAGCAACGAGCCAGGCAGTGGGGCCGCGATTCCGCTGTGTTCCAGAACCGTGTCCTGGGCGAATTCTGTAGCAGCGACGAAGACAGCGTGATCCCGCTCGCCTGGGTGGAGGTGGACGTGGGCCGCAGCGGCGCTGACTTCACGGTCATTGCTCCCCGCTACGGCCGCCGCATCGAGGAGCTACGTCATAGCCACCTCGAGGACACCATGGCCACGACAGGCCGGGTGGTGGGCGTGCTGCAGGGGACGAACGGCTACGCAATCGTCGACGTGATCGGCATCGGGGCCGGGGTGGTGGACCGTCTGCGGGAGATGCGGCTTCCCGTGGAGGCGTTCAACGCAGGCGAGGGGACACCGCGAACGGACATCTCCGGCGAGCTCGGCTACATGAACAAGCGGAGCGCCGCCTGGTGGACCATGCGCGAACTCCTGGACCCGGCGAACGGCTTTGACATCGAGCTACCGCCTGATGACCTCCTGACCGGAGACCTGACCGCGCCCCACTGGCGGGTGACCTCCGGCGGTCGGATCCAGGTCGAGAGCAAAGACGAAATCCGCAAGCGCATCGGCCGCTCCACCGACTCTGCCGACGCCGTGATTCAGGCGTTCTGGGCTCCGGAGCCGGAGGCGGGACCGGGCTTCGTGACATGGGAAGAGCCGTACGCAATATCACCCTACTAGCGCGGAGGTGAGCATGGGGCTGCTGGATACCCTGCGGGGAACCGATAACTCACTGGCGCTGGCCACGGAACTCCGCGAGGAGAACCGGCAGCTCGCGGACAACACCGAGTTCCTGCAGGAGCGTCTGGCCGAGCTGGAGCTTTCGCTGGAGGACATGAACTGGACGCGGCTCTCCATCGAAGGCGCCGACGAGTTCAGCCGGGCCGGCCTCGGGCGCATCATCCAGCTGTGTCGCATCCATTACATCAAGAACCCCCTGATCAACCGCTCAGTGGAACTCTCCCGCCTCTACGTGTTTGGTCAGGGCGTCTCCATCAAGGCCAAGAACGAAGACGTGAACGCCGTCGTGCAGGACTTCCTCGAGGCCAACCGGGCTGAGTTCTCCCACCAGGAGCTGGGGCTGAAAGAGGTGGAGCTGGGCGCCGCCGGCAACGTCTTCATGGCGCTGTTCCCGAACATCTCGACGGGCGCGGTCCGCGTGGCCTCCATCCCCGTGGAAGAGATCGACGACATCATCACGAACCCCGAGTACCGCAAGGAGCCCTGGTACTACAAGCGGGTGTGGACGGCAGCGAAGTTCGACACATCGTCCGGCCGCTTCGACCGTGACCGGCAACAGACTGCCTACTACCCGGACTGGCGCTACCAGCCCACGGGCGGGGCGCGCCTGAAGTCCATCGACGGCAAGCCCGTGCTGTGGGAGAGCCCGGTCTGTCACGTCAAGGTGGGCGGCTTCGCTCATATGCGCTTCGGCATCCCCGAGGTGTACTCGGCCATCGATTGGGCGCGGGCCTACAAGGAGTTCCTGGAGAACTGGTTCAGCCTCGTCAAGGCCTACGCGCGCTTCGCCTGGCGGCGGAAGGTGCCCCAAGCGTCCGCCGTCGCCGGAGCCAAGGCGGCACTCGGCACCACGA